TCCATCGGTTTTAATGTGTTTTTTGGGCATTAGAAAAGAGTTAGTACACTATTTTTATGTTCGCTAAATGCTTTATGATTATAAGCATTCAAATTAAAATATGACTTTTTTAATTCTATATTTATTGATTTTCTATCCATAACAATAGCTTGACAGCCCTCTGATCCAACACCACCAAAAGGGCTAAAACACACATCTCCAACATTTGACCATAATAGATAACAATTTCTAATTACAGTCAATTGAGTTGGTGTCATGTGTTTTTCATCATTCTTACCTTTTGCTTTTCTAAAATTAGAAATAGTATCACTTTCATTTATATCCATCCATACAGGTTCGGCTAACTTACACCAAGTATCAAAATCAATATTGTTTTTTATTGGAATTTCGTTTTTACCTGATTTTCTAAATGTTATAATATAATCAGCCAATCCAGGCCTATTTATTGAGCTATCTCTTTTGGTTTGACCATGCATCAATTGAGTGTTTTTTGTCCTAATTGCTGCCAGTTGTGGGCTTTTTCTAATCATTACTTCTGCATGAAAATAAAAACCATTTTTTTGAAACAGTCTAATAAGATCTCCCCTTAAATCTTTAATAGACAAAAAACCATCCTTTCCTATCCCTGTAGTACCCTGCATAATATGTATTGATACTAATCTGCCAGGTTTCAATACTCTATTTAATTCAGGAACTAAATATTGGAAATGTTCAAAAAATTCATCATCGTTTTTAACATTAGAAAAATCCTTTGGATCATCTGAATATGTATATAGGTCTGAAAATGGTGGGCTAAAAAAAGAATAATCAACTGAATTATCGGATATTTTTTTACACTCTTCAACACAATCGCCATTGATTAACCAATAATTATCTGTTTTAATTTCTGTTTCTTTTACCTGATCGATTTCTATATTTTCTTTATAATCAGTATTTGCACTATATTTTGCCATTTGCTTTATTTTTTCGAAGTGTTTTTGTTGTTTATTTATAATAGTTTGCCTTACATTTATTTGACTTTCAGGTATTAGAATATGTACTGTTACTTTATTTTTCTGACCAAATCTATAACACCTTCTAACCGCCTGATAAAAAGCCTCAAATTTAAAATCATAAGACATAAAAACCATAGTATCACATTGCTGATAATTCATTCCGAATGAAGCTATTGATGTTTTAGTTATCAATGTTTTAAATTCTTTGTTTGCAAAGCCATTTAAGTTTTTGGCCTTATATTCAGGACTATCCGATCCCTGAACATTAACACTATCAATTAAAACCTTTGAAATTGCATCAGCTTCTTGATTTCTTAAAGTCCATACTATGGTTTGATTTGGGTTGTCATTAACAATCTCAATAGCTTTTTTTAGTCTAAGATCAAATGATCTATTTAAATCTTTATGTAAATCGGTAGCTGAAATAGCTACGTCATTAAATAAACTATCAGTATTATTATCAACTTTAATTAAATGCTCAATATATTCTATTTCTGGTAGATTATATCCATCTGAATTAAATCCTAATGTTTCAGGAGTATCAATCGCAATTGACCATTTACTAACATATTGCCAAAAATCATCCTGTGCGTGTTTTCTTAATCTCCATTTATCATTGGATTTAATTTTTTGATCTTGAATAAAAAACATAGACTTCATATTTTCATAAGTGTCATACCCCAAAAATTCAACGTGCTGCCCAAGTTCTATATGATCATTTGGCGATGGCGTAGCAGTACAAGCTAATTTATAAGGAGTAGATTTAAATGATGAAATAATTAAAGATGATAGTTTTCCATCTTTACCTTTTAATATTGAACTTTCGTCTAAAACAACACCAGAATATTTAGAACAATTAATATTTTTTAATTGGTCGTAATTTGTAATATCAAAACAATCTGGATTTATGTTAAATTTAGCGGCTTCCTTTTTTGTTTGTTCAACAACCGCAAGCGGAGCAAGAATTAAAACCTTTTGACTTGTTTTTTTAAATATCTGATTTGCCCATTCAAGTTGACAAAAAGTTTTTCCAAGTCCGCAGTCAAAGAAAAAAGCAAATCTACCTTTAGATAATGCAGTTTTTATACCAAATATTTGAAAGTCTTTTAATAATGGATTTAAATCACTTTCGCAAATATCAAAACCGCTTTTAATAAAATACTTTTGTTTAGTTTTTATAAACTCATCGTATGTCATAAAAATAATAAAGCCTTACCTGGGTTTGGGTCTGGAAGTCCCCGCCCCCAAAATAAGGCTGTTAAGTTTTTTTAATACAGCTTCCAGACTGTTTTTACTAAAGTACTAATAATAATTATAAATCGCTTGTTCAATATCAATTAATTTATATTTAATCAATGACCTACCTCTAAGATAGTCCAAAATGATTTTTTGATGAAGATGATTAAACATTGCTTTTTAGTGTTACGGTTACGGGATCATTTGGCCTTTTATAAAACCAATAACTTGAAAGCCATCCAGCAACGGTAGGTAAAGGTAAATTTAATAGTCTACTAACCTCTGCCGGGCTTAAATTATTGCCGATACAACATTCAAGTGTATCGGCAATAGCTTTCTTATTATGAGCTTTAAGCCTATGCCTAAATACTCGCTTTCGTTCTAATCCGTGCTTATTTGGGATCATCAGAATGGTAAATTATCATCCTCAGAACTTGCAGCCAAAGCAGGTGCAACTGTATTGCCTGTTTTAAACTCCTTAGCGTTTCCTAAAATTGCACCTTTGTTACCTGCTTCCCGTTCCTCTTTTGTTGCATCTTGGATTATCATTCCATTATTACCGTATTGATCTGCATCCGAATTATAAAGCAAAGTACAATCTAAATAAGTACCCTTTTCGCCTTTAAATAATTTCGCTTTGTCAATTTTTGTAACGTCTATTTTAAGACGTATGATTTTGTATACCATGTTGTTTATTTGTTTAATAATGAATTTATGTAAGTTCTTGATTCATTAACCCGATCATAAATCAAGTCAATATCCTTTTGATTTTTGTCAATATTGAAAGTTCTTATTCGGTCATGATCTGGAATTTCAACAAAGTATGATGATGTTGCCGTAGGGCAAAACTCCTTAATATAACTTTCAAATGTAGATTTAGTATAAGTCATATTGCAGATAATCCGATATATTTTATTTGGCTCTGTTTCCCACTTTACAGCCTGTTCAATCAATGATATATCAGCATCAATCAAAGTATAAGCTAATACCGCTTTACTCGCTCCCGTAAGCTCCATATAGCTCTGCAATTGCCAATAATAATCTTTGTTAGGTATTTCCTTATCAAACATCGGAAACGTATCTAACGACCATGAGCATTTATTATCATAAACTACTCCATTAACTATTAAATCAGGCGTTCCAATCATAAAGTCATTTTTAAATAACTCCTGATTTTTATAAACCATTCCTAAATCTAACTGTAAAGCCATCAGAGTAAATCCATCCTCTTCTGAAATATTTCCTTTATCTAAATACTTAGATTTGATTTCAGTACGTCTTTTATATAAATGATCTTTTAGCCATGCCTCAAGATAGGTATATCCTGTTTGGCCTAATCCTTTTACACCCATTAGTTTTGAGGTTGCGGATGATCTTATTTTGAAAGCTGATTCCATTTTATTTCGTATTGATTGTTAAGGTTTTCGGTTAAATGCGCTTTTAATCCTTCCAATGTTGCAAGGTCTTTAGCTTTTTCGATCAGCTTTTCAAGTCGCTCCTCCTCTTTGGTTTTAGCGACTTCTGCAAGTTTATTATCTGCTGAATATTGAAGTGTATCTTTACGATTTAAATCACTTCCAAAGGTAGTCCCGAAATGATCCGCTGCATCTTTGATAGCGATAGTTTTAGCAATTGGAAAAGCCATTGACAAAGCACCGTTGTTGATATTTGCAAGGTCTGCCGGAGATGTGCCTTTTGCAGTCTGCAATTGAACCGCACCGATTCCATCATGAAAATCCCATTCGTTAGTAATCGGATGTAAATAATGAACCCTTGCAACTACGTAAACACCGTTGAATGAAGTCCCCTCTCGCAGTATCTCAATACGGTAACGCTTGAAAATCCGCTTCATTAGATACTCTATTTTGTCAATAGGTAAATAATTATACCCTTTAATAAAAGGATGCGTTTTAACCCAACTTGCCGGAGGTTGCTGATTCAGTATGACCGCTAAATGATCTGATTTTAAAGCTTCGCCAGGTTCTAAATAAAGTTCCTGCAAAGTTGGTAATTTGTGGATTTGTATTTCCATTTCTCTCTAAATAATTAAGGCTACCTAATTCCCGACTGTGGTGCAAATCGGTTCATAAATAGCCTTGTGTTTTTTGATTGCAGCACCACTTGCAATTGAATGACTAATATACTAATTTAATTATGATAGTTGCAAGGCAAAAGATAACAACTATTGAAATAGCTATAATTAAATACCAAAAATTATTATTGTTTTCTGGTTCGGGAGTTGGTTCTATGAAGTGCATCATCCTAATATCTCCTTTGCTAATCTTAAAGCTGATTCCTGACCATCTGAATAACAGACGCCACCATCTTTAATTCGGTTTATAATTTTGTTCCATCCTCTGGTCTTTAATAACTCATTATGGATGTGTAATCCCCAACGGTTAAACAATTGACTATCCATCGCCTTGTATGGATGTTGTGGCATTGTGTTATTATGCCATTGGATTTTG